GATCTATCACGCGCGTGCGAGTGCAAAATTGAACTTCATTTTAGGAAGTATTTAAAATGCCAGGGAATGCGGGAAGAAAAGTAATACCAATAGACATAAAAAAGGCAAAAGGAACTTATCAGCCATGCCGGGATAGAGAGGTTGCGCCACCATCAAATAAAAAGCCTGTCCCACCTTCTTGGCTTAATGCCAGGGCAAAGCAGATATTCCATAATATGGTAAAACGATTAGCGGAGATTCATCTTGATTCAGCGACTTATACGGAAGCTATTGCCCTTTTATCTTCTCGGTTAGAAGAGGTCGAACGTTTTGACAAGATATTAAATGAAGGGATGCCAATAGAAATTGAAGATCCAGAAACGAAAGAGAAAAAGATGGTCATGTCTAATGGCTATGTTTATTCGACCCATAACTCTTACGGAGATGCGATATTAAAAGAGAATCCTGCCGTGGCACTGAGAGAAAAGGCTTTCCGGCACGTTCATACCTTACTAACGGAATTCGGCCTTACAGGAGCATCGGCGCAGAAGGTGGGAAAACCCAAAGACAAATCAAAAGCAAGTGAGTTTGATGATTTTTAAATGACATATAGCGAAATAGCCCTTAAATATTGCAAGGATATTACCTCTGGTGCGATCCCATCCTGTCGGTTGGTGAAACTTGCCTGTCAACGGCATTTAAATGACCTTCTCCGGCAAGACGAACCGGATTTTCCATATATTTTTAATCCGGAATTAAAAGGTCCTGATGGAAAAGTTTATTATCCGGCGGAGCGACGTTGTGCATTCTCCGAAAAACTTCCTCATGTAAAGGGGAAGTGGAGTGGGAAAAAACTAAAACTTGAGCCCCATCAAATATTCATTCAGGCTGCGGTTTGGGGTTGGATAAAGAAGAAGAATGGAAAGCGGCGCTTTAACGTTGCCTTTATAGAGGAGCCTCGTAAGAACGGAAAAAGCGTAGATGCGGCAACTACTGGGCTTTATATGTTAGTTGCTGATGGAGAACAAGGTGCAGAAATATATTCTGGGGCGACTACCGAGAAGCAGGCGCTTGAGGTATTCCGTCCAGCGTGGCAAATGGCAAACAATACGCCGGATTTCAAGGAACATTTTGGCATATCGTTATCAGGAACTCCAAGGAATCCCACAAGCATTTATAAACTTTCTGATATGTCGAGATTTGAGCCAATAGTTGGGAATCCAGGCGATGGCGCTTCTCCCCATTGTGCTATTGAAGACGAATTTCACGAACATAAGACGAGTGCTCAATACGACACTATGGAAACGGGGATGGGCAGTCGTGAACAACCACTTATGTATGTTATAACGACAGCCGGCATTGATACATCATCCCCCTGCTATGATATGCACCTTCGGGCAATAAAAGTGCTTGAGGGCACCATAGAAGACGATGCTATGTTTTGTATAATTTTCGGCATTGATCCAAAAGATGATTTTAAAGATTTTAACGTATGGAAAAAAGCAAACCCCAATTATGGTGTCAGTATTGAGGAAGACTATTTATATCGAAAATATATAGAGACAATGACAGACGCTTCCAGGCAAAATATCAATCTCTGCAAACACCTAAATCAATGGACAAATGCGGGGGTTGCTTGGATGAATATGGTGAAATGGGCTGCTTGCACCGATCCATCGCTTAGAATTGAAACCTTTAAGGGGCATTCTTGTTATATGTCCTTTGACCTTGCCAGTAAAATAGATTTGTGTGCTCTAATGCTATTATTTGAGTTCGACCGGGGTTATGCGACCTTTGGCCGATATTATCTACCGGAAGAAACTGCAAAACTTACTGGGAATGACCATTATGTGAAATGGATAAGGGAAGGTCGGATTGTCCAGACACCAGGGGCAAGCACAGATTATAAATATATCGAAGACGATATAAGAGCGTTCAATTCAGACTATCCAATTATCGAACTTTCCTATGATCCCCATGAAGCAACATATCTCATAAATAATATCATGGAATGGATAGAACCGGATCCACAAAAACCAGAAATATGTATCGAAATCAATCAAGGTCCGGCCCTTATGAGCGAACCCATGAAAGAACTTGAGGCCCTAATTCATAGCCAACGGATATGGTATAATGGTGATCCGGTTTTAACTTGGATGATGGGGAATGTAGTACGGAAGGCAGGAAGGACTTCCGGGCCAGTGAAATATTATTATCCAACAAAAGAGAGGGCGGCTAATAAAATTGATGGACCCGTCGCTCTGATTATGAATGTTGGCCGGGCAATGTTAAGAAGAGAAAAGCCCTTTGTCTACCAGCCCGGGAGCATCTCTCGGATAGACGTTGATGATTCCGAACCAGCCGCCAAAAAGGAAGAAATTAAGCCGTTGGAAGCCGAAAATCTCTGTAAAAGGTGCGGAAAAGATACAAAAGGGCGGGAATTTTGCCCTAATTGTGGGTTAAAAGGGGTTATATACGTTGAAAATTACGGAATCCGACAATAAAACAATAGAAATGTCGTGGAATAGGGATGGGCGATACTACGTCACGACACGCGAAGACCTCGAAACGGCGTTAGTAAGGGCATCCACCCGCCCGAGACCGGGGCCGACTGATGACTACTGGTACACGCGACTTGAGACCCCCACGGCCTCAGGTGTGAGCGTAAACGAAAGTTCCGCCCTGCAATTCTCTCCCGTATTTGCCGCAGTACGAAAAATCAGTGAAACAATTGCGTCTTTGCCCCTTTTTATCTACCGTGAAGGCTCAAAAGGCAAGAAAAAGGACATAAAACACCCTCTTTACCCCATATTGCACCACCGCCCAAACCCCGAACAAACCAGAATGCAGATGTGGGAAGCACTCATGTCTCATCTACTTTTATGGGGTAATTGTTATTGCCATATCCAGCAGGACTTAATCGGGCGACCAATAGCTCTCTGGCCTCTCGATCCTTCCCGCATGGAAGTCAAACGTCCTGACCCCAGCGGGCCTCTCGTTTATCAATATAGATTGACTGATAGCGGCGATAAAGTGAATTTTCCGCCTTGGGAAATACTCCATATCGCAGGTTTGGGCTTCAATGGGACAATCGGTTATTCGATAATATCCCTTGCGAGGGAGGGGATTGCCACAGGGATGGCCTATGAGGAATATGCCGGGCGATTCTTTGCCAATAATGCGACTCCTTCCGGTTTCATTGAAGTGCCGGGTTTCTTGAGTCCTGAAACCATGAAAACCATAAGAGAGGACTGGTACTCAAATTATGGCGGGGTTTCCAAGTCTCAATTAATTGGGGTTATCGGCCAAGGAATGAAGTTTAATCCCATTTCTGTCAATCATACTGATGCACAATTCTTAGAATCAAGGAAATTTTCCGTTACCGAGGTTTGCCGGTGGTTTAATATTGCTCCACACATGATCTTTGACCTGGAGCGATGTATGCCAGCGGATACATTAGTTTTCACCAATGAGGGGCCTAAAAAAATAGCAGAGGTGCAGTCCGGCGATAGTGTTTGGAGTCATACTCCACATGGCTTAAAACTTAACCGAGTATTAAAAAACTGGAATAACGGAATAGGTGAAATATTATCAATCAGGACTACTAACCGACACGTCCGTTGTACAGGTAATCACAGACTATTGGTTCGCCGCTCCCATGAACGCGATCTTAATCCCGGAGAAACAGGTGGTAGGAATGTCAACGGTGTCAAAAAGCGCATTATATGGCGTGATGAATATGTACCGGCAAGTGAACTGAAACTAGGCGATACTCTTGTAACTCTGAATAGCTTACCAGAAGAAGGCAAGAGGATAGCGCCTAATGGGCGGCCGCTTTCAGTTGGTTTTATGGAATTTTGCGGTCTTTTGCTTGCTGACGGGAATATTCGCTATACGGCAGGAAAACCTATAGGCATTCAGATTTCGAGAGCGTTAGATGCTTCTTATATGGATTCTTACCGCGAAATAATGCAACGGGAATTTGTGCGTTATGACGGCGGGAACGGGCGTGGAAATCAGGCAGCAGTAGCATGTGTGCCGGTTACCCTCGTTGAACAAGATAGACAGACTGCATTTTCTTCCGTTCAGGTTGCTTATGAGTTAAAAGAATTGGGATTTGCAGGGACTGCATTTACAAAACGCGTTCCTGCTTGGATTTTTGCGACATCGGAGGATTTGCGTTTAGCGGTCTTGCGCGGGTTTCTTGATGGTGATGGTACAGTCGATAAAAAAGGGCGCATCACTTATTATTCCGCAAATAAAGCACTCCTTGATGACGTTCGGCATCTTTGTATGTCTTGTGGGATTCCTGTCACAAATTCCAGATCGGACATTAATAAAAAGCCTGCGCCTGGCTCAATAGTTTTAGTGCCGACCCAGATGTTTCGATTCACCTGCTCCGACCCTGGGGCTAATTTTATCATTGGCTCCCACGACACGCGCTATCAATCGAGACTTACAGGCGGCAAGCCATTCAACCGGAAAAATCGCTCTTATCCACGTTTCGGTGGCAAGGCTTCAATAACAAAGGGACTTGCGCTTTCGCGTATTAACAACATTGAAAGACAGCCCGCCGAACCTGTTTTCGATATTGAGGTAGAGGGAGACCACTGCTTCATTGCAGATGGTGTTATTTCACATAATTCCACTAACAACAACATTGAGCAACAATCCCTTGAATCTGTCATTTACACTTTCCGCCCCTGGTGTGTACGAATTGAGCAGGCAATCCAAAACAAATTGATAACCGAGGGTAATGTCACCGTAGAGCATAGGCTTGAAGGGCTATTACGGGGCGATACAGCCTCAAGGACTGCTTACTATATGGCTGGAATTCAAAACGGTTGGCTTTGCCCGAACGACATCAGAGAATTAGAAAATATGGAATTGATAGACGATGGGGATACCTATTTGCGGCCATTAAATATGGTCCCATTGGGCGAGGATACCCCGCCGCCGGAACCCCTTAAAAAAGAACAGAATGTGATTGCCTTGACAAAACAGACTCAAGCATAAGGAGAATGAAAAAATGCCAGAAACTACAAATAATTATCATCATATCCCTATTCAAGATAGGGGTGATTTCGTAGATGGTTCTTATGCAACTATTGACCTTTCAAAGGATCAAGGCATCAAGGCAATTATCGGGAAATTGAAAAGCGATCCTTCGGGATCCACTCATATCCAGCAATACCTATTTGATGTTGATAAATGGACTATGAAAGAGGCCGAGAAATGGGTCAGTGACCATAAGAAACGGGCGGGAATGGAGCAGAGGTCTTTCGATACCACAATCGGCTTTTCCAAGGAAGAACATAACGAAGTCCGGCTCAGTGGTTTGGCGATTCCATATAACAAATTATCTGACAATCCCATTCAAGGGATGCCGGACATTAAGGAAAGGATATTACCCGGCGCTTTCAAGAGATCCGTGGAAAGCGGCCAGGATATTATGATGCTTTGGAATCATGAACTTAAATATATCTTTGGCAGGACATCTAAAGGGACATTGGCATTGTATGACGGGGCTGATGGTGTGCGTTTCGATAATGTCCCCCCGGACTCGAACTGGGCCAAGGATCTACTCCCCAGCATCAAACGTGGGGATTACACAAACATGAGTTTCAAATTTACCGATGATGTCAAGGCAGATATGACCTTAGAGGATGGCAAGTATGTGCGGAATGTTTCACAAGCCACGCTGTATGAAATCTCCCTGGTCCCATACGCTGTTTATGAATCAACATCAATCGGCATGAGGAGTTCGGAATTCATGGTTATTGATGGTTTGGTATTACCAGATCCGACCTTTGAGCAAAAAAGGACAATGGAGGAACTCAATCAGTTCAAAGATGTTGAGGAAAGGTTCAACAAGCTAAAAGATGTATGGTTGAAATAAGACAAGGTAATTAAAATTAGGGTTCCCTAAAGGTAGGCATACCTGAGGGGACGCAAGAAAGAAATTAAGGGCGGCAGTGAGGTGCCTCACCATCTCCTTTTTCTTTGCCCCGCAAACAGATCACGAAACACAGGAGGTAATAAAAAATGGCATCTTTAGACAGAACAATAGAATTGACCAAACTCATTCAGAGCAGGATGGCTGAATGTGAGGCAATGAAAAACTTAGCACAGGCCGAGGGTCGGCATCTCACCGAAGAGGAAAGGCAGAGATTCGGAGAGTTTATGTCGGATGTTACAGTCTACACCGACGAATTGGAATTGGAAAAGAGAGAGGCAGTTGTTCGCGAAAGGCTTGCAAGACCTATGAGCGATGGTATCCGCCCTAATATCGAACCTGCTCTTGATGAATTACAGGCACGTTTTCCGGGTCTTCCCCCGAAAGATCAGCGGTTCGGTTCATTCGGCGATGCGCTTGTTGCTGCAAGAAATGCAGCCGATCCAACTAAGGGTATTGACAGCAGACTTCGCGCTCCCGCCGGCATGAGTGAAGGCACACCGAGTGACGGCGGCTTCCTGATGCAGATGGATTATGCAGCAGACGTCAAGCAGCGGATGTTTTCGACCGGGCAGATTCTTCCGAGGCTTACCCGGTTGCCGATTTCTGCCAATAGTAATTCAATTACTATTCCGGCAGCGGCAGATGATACCGAGAGCGCGGGGGTGTTTGGCGGCATTGTGGCCTACTGGCTTTCAGAAGCGGGAACCAAGACGACAAGCTCTCCGAAATTCCGCGAAATGGTTTTGAAACTGAAAAAACTCGCAGTGGTTGTTCCAACGACCGATGAATTGCTCAATGACAAGGTGACGTTGGAGGCATTCATCCGTACCGGATCCAACCTTGCCCTCGTCAAAGAGGCCGAGAAGCAGGTCATCCGCGGGGTTGGTGCAGGCCAGCCTTTAGGTGTCCTGAACAGTGGCGCACTGGTAACGGTATCGGCGGAAACAGGACAGCTCGCGGACACTATCGTCTATGCGAACATTGTCAACATGTGGTCAAGGATGTATGCGGACAGTCGAACCAACGCCATTTGGCTGATCAATCAATCAATTGAGCCGCAGTTATACACGATGGGCATTACGGTCGGCGTCGGCGGGACTCCCGTCTATATGCCGCCGGGTGGTGCTTCATCCGCTCCCTATGGAACCCTCTTTGGCCGTCCGGTTATCCCAAGCAACCATTGCAGTAAGCTCGGAGATGCAGGAGACATTATCCTGGCTGACTTCGGCGAGTATCTGTGGATTGAAAAGGGCGGTGTTCAGGAGGCCACTTCGATCCATTACGCCTTCATCACCGACGAGACTTATTATCGCTTCGTGATGAGATGCGACGGACAGCCAGCATGGAGTAAAGTTTTCACTCCTGAACAGGCAACCGCAGCAACGCAATCGCCGTTCGTGACTTTGGCCGCAAGGTAGTTGACATGACTCACTTTTTAGCAGGGCGGAAGCAATCGCCAGAGCATATAGCAAAACGAGTGGAATCCATTCGGATTGCTAAAAGTCTGTGGAGTGTCGAGAGATACGAACAGCATCAGAAGGCAGTTTACGCCTTTGCTTCTCATGCCGCAGGAGAGCGTTTAACCGAAATCGTTTAACAACTTAACAGGCGGGGGCTAACCTACGGAGACGCACCCTGCCACAAAACAGGAGGTAATTACAATGTTAGCAGAAAAATTTAAGATCGTTCCAGTGGCGAACTATCTGGCCCTTGACCCGGCCGCTTCATACACGGATTCCATCAAAATGTCGAATTTTCACCGGGCGACATTCATTTTTCAGGTTGCGACCCTCGGCGGTGCTGATTCCCATATCTGGGTTTACAGTGGTGCCGCAGATGCAACCTATACCAGCGCCTTACCCTACAAATATGCCTTTGGCGGGGCTGCGGTGGGCTCGGCGAGTTGCGACGTTCTGGCTGCTTGGTCAGCAAATCCCGGAACATACGCTGTTCCCACGGCCCTCCATCTGACCTTCGGGACATACAGTGACTATATGCTGATCATCGAAGTTGATGCGGCGGATATGGACATGGCGAACCAGGAGGAATGGCTTGCAGTCGGGTTCTTGGATACCGACACCGGATGTACAGGGAATATTTCCGGGATCGCCATCCTTGAACCGCGATACACCGCGAATCGTTCGGCGACGGCATTGGCCTAACTCTATGAGGCTGGCGGGTCCTCTAAAAACCCGCCTTATATTCGGAGGTATTGAAAATGACACAAAAAAAAGAAATTTCGGGAACACGTGGAGATATTGAGGAGATGTTATTGGCCCTTGAAGAGAGGGTCACGCGGCTGGAAAATGAAAGAGTGGCCGCAGTCAATAACCAATTTGAGATTTGGATGGATAACAAGCTCCGGGGGTTCGCATACGGCCCCGACCTCAAAAAGATAGTTATGCCGCAATGTGTCGGCAAGACGGCGGATGAATCTCGCAAGATATTCTTTGTCGAACGCGACAAACTGGTAAAGGAGAGATACCCAGGGCAACCAACGCCCCTATGGGTGTGAAACAATTTAACCGATTCGCCTCAAGGGATGGCGACACTGCGACTCTTCCCATGAGCCAGTGAAATAGGAGGATTTAAAAATGGGCAGCACACAGGCAGACTGGAGAGGAAACCAGCTTTTATTTCGGGACGGCACGACCTATGAAACCGTCAAACCAATTGCCCCGATCGTATTTTATGATGATTTTCTGGGGACTGTTATCAATACGGACTTCTGGACTGATCTGGACTTGAACAGTGCAACAACAACCGCACCGGCGCTAAGCGTTTTCGATTGCGAAATCGGGCAGGTCAACGAAAACGCAGCTGCTGGGTGCTATGGAAAAGATGACAAGGCATTTAATATCGGCAAGGGTTTGATTTTTGAGGCGCGGTTGGCTGTTGTAACGGCCCCTACATTAACCACGGAAATCGGCTTCGGAGTGATGAATGATTCCTACGGTGCTGATTCAATGAGGTTCCTGTTGGCTGATGAAGTAGCGAAGTATGCCTTTTTCGGGTTCTATACCACGGTTGGCGCGGGTTTGATTCCGGTAATAAGAACGGATGACGGGACTCACGATAGCGGAATTATAAGCTCTGCCATCACAGCGGTTGCGCTCAATGCTTACCATGTATACCGAATAGATTTTACTTCTCTTGAAGATGTCAAATTTTACATTGATGGGGTTGGCGTTGCGACGAGCACCACTTTCGTTATGCACACAGCCGCGAGTCTTACCGTCCAACCGTGGATTTGTGTTTATAAACATGACGATGCAACGACGGCGGCAGCCGGGGAGTTCAAATTAGATTACGTCAAAATTTGGCAGGCGACTCGATAAAGGAGGCTAATCATGGGCGCAACAAATAGTAAATGGCGCGGTGGTCAGTTGGCCTTCTTTGATGGGTCAACACACGAAACAGTTGAGCCGTTCTCCCCTATCTATGTCTATGACGATTTCCTGGGCTATGACGTAGCCAAGACGAACGGTCAGTATTTTAATCTAAACTCCACCACCGACAGTTTTTGGACAATAGCGGCAACTGGTGTAGGTGGCCCCGCGACGGTTCAAAAAGCATTGAGCAATGTGACCCTGCATCTGGAGGCCGATGATGAAACCGAGGATGCCGGGATTTACTCGAACACCTTATCGTTCAACATTGATAAAGGGCCGATATTTGAAGCAAGAATTGATGTGGCGGTTCTTCCAACACTATTGGCAGAGGTTCATATTGGCTTTCAAGGTGAGGCTCATGTTGCGGATGATCAGGTAGCGGCGGCTGATGATATTGACTTGCATATCTTCTTTGTCCTGGATGGCAGTGGCGCATACGTTATCTATACCGATAGTGGCGCAGTGGGTGGTCACAATACGGCAATCGCAACGGGCATTACAGCAGTCCCCGGAACTTACAATATTCTGCGGATTGACTGCACAGATGCAACAGACGTGAAGTTTTACATTGACGGGGCGGGTGTTGCGACGGGGACTACTTTTGATCTGTCCAATGGGACAATGACTCTAATGCCTAATGTAATGGTAACGAAGTCCGGTGGAGCCGGGCTTTGTGACGTAAAGATTGATTATATTAGAGTGTGGCAAGCGACAAGATAACCTGATCACTTCACAGGCGGGGCGGTGTCCCTCTCTCACTGCCTCGCCCCCTCCCCATAAGAGGAGGGCGGAAGCATAACGGAGAAGCGGAGCGGGCAGGATGCGGACACATCCTCCTGAAAGGGTAACAGGTAAGCCCGTCCGCCGGGCAAACATCTAACATAAAAAAAGGGGCGGTGCAACGTGGAAAATCCGACAGGAGCGAGCGAATCTACTCTTACAATCAAGTGGGTATTTGTCATAGCGATCATTATGGGGGTTTTTGGCTTCTTTTTTACCTCAGTACTTAACCAAGAAAGCCGAATCACGAAAATGGAAACGCGGTTTGAGAGCATTAGCAGGGACATATCGGAAATCAAGGATGGGGTTTGCGAGCTTAGGAAAGCGCAAATTGAGCAATTAAGGGTGGTTAATAAATGAATCTCGACCATACCAAAGAGACATTAAAACGGCACGAGGGTTATAGAAACTTCCCGTATTCTTGTAGTGCCGGGCATACAACTATCGGCTGGGGACATAATATAGACGCAAACTCGCTCCCAAAGGATATGGCCGGTTATTTATCAGCCAAAGGCACTATCACTCAAGGAATGGCTGAGAGATTGCTTGATGCCGACATAAAGGTTGCTGTGGATTCCTGCAAGGCTTTGTACCCTCACTTTGATGAAGCGTCAGATAACAGGCAGGACGCTTTGATAAATTTCGTTTTTAATGTCGGAATCGTGGGAGCAAGGAAGTTTAAGCAGGCAACGAAAGCAATCAATGAGGAGGATTGGGTGAGGGCGGCTTTTGAGATGAAGGATAGCGATTGGTTTTCTCAAGTAGGCAACCGGGCAACAGAAATCTGCAAGGTGATTCAGGAGGGATGACGATGAAAGGAAAAGTGCGGCAAATCGAGGCCGAGAAAAAAGAGAAAAAGCAAAAGAGAAAAAAGAAGAGGGGAAAAAAGAAATGAAGCTGTTTGGCCAAAAAGAAAGAGACCTCTCTTATCTTATAGGTAAGCGAGCAAAGAGATATTCTTTGAAATGGGTAAAGACGGCAAAGCATAGAGAAGAACGCAGACAGGCCAAAAGAGATCCTGACTGTATCCCTTGTTATCGGAAATATGCCGGGTACGATTTTTAATTATGGAAAGGTGAAATTATGAAAAAAATACTGCTTGTAGTCTTATTGACATTTACCCTTGTAGGTTGCGCCTCTCTGACCTACCAGACTCCTGAAGGAACGAAAGTAACTTACAGACGGCTTCTTACTGGTGCGGACATGATCAAAGGACAGGTAGGTAATGCCACGGTTGAGGCGAAGGGACAACAGCAGACCCTTGATGCTGACAAGATAAACACCCTTATAAAAATCTTAGGCAGGTAAGAAAATGACACAAGTATTTAGTCCCTTGAGAATTGAGCGCATCCCCGGTGATCCTCGTTATGTCAGATTGTTAAGGGATTTCGGTTTTTATTCGGACATTCTTGAAAGATTATGCAAGGTTCCGGCCCTATTTGTAGAGGATGAAGAAAGCGTACCTCTTTTTAAGGGCACAAATCCAGAGGCGGGGTTAATCCATGATTATTTCAGCCGTAAAGACTCTGATCCTATCGTTTCAAAGGAAGTAGCGGCAAAGATATATTTTGAATTTCAGGAGTATTTTGACAAGCAAGAAAAAGGATGGATGAACAAAATTTGGGATTGGATAAGGCGTAAAGTCAAGGCGGATGTTGTCATAGTGGCCCCTGGTTATTTCCACAAACATTGTGTCATGGCAACTTACGAAGAGATGGTAGGGGAATCATAATGTTTGACGGCAATACCTTTATAAATGAACTGGTTGGCAAGAACTGGATATTGATGCTTCTGGCCTACAATATCCTTGCCGTTATTTTCCCTGACGCAAAACGCCTCAAGGCTATCGGGGAGGCATTTTCAAAGGAATTCCCGGTCTTTAAAAAAAAGAATTAAAAGGAGAATACAATGCCATACTTAGTATGCGATCCACAGACAGGAGTTAAAAGTTATAAAATAGCGGGGGTTATCAATGCTCAGGTTCCAGCCGAAGTTGACGGCTCACTAAAATTAGATGTATCGGGTGTCTCTGTTGGACAGAACGATTTGACAGTGAGTGCCTGTATTACAGATGAGATATGGGGGGAAGCGTGTTCCGTTCCCGTCCCTTTCAGCTTTACTCGGCCGAGTACTCCCACGACTATAACGGGATTGAAGCTCATATCATAGGCAGGGAGTGGTGGCTTAAATGTTAGCTTCTTCTTTAGAAATTCAGCAAGTTACGTTTACATTCGATAAACCCTATGAATATGGTCAGTTCGCCAATGGTGACTATTGGGTTGTTGGCCCGGTAACGATAACCAGCATTACACCTGCTTGGGATGGACAGCTTAATGGATGGCAAGTTAATCCGGCTGTTTCAAGCAAGCAGGGATTTGATGCAAGAATTAGAAGTTATGATGCAACACTTCTTCATACATTGCCTTATACTTCTGCGGCTTCTATCGAGAGTATCGTTAAGGTTATTTCACGTCCGGGAGCAAGCGGGACAGGTTATATTGATTCGGCTGTTGTTTTGACTATTCTATCGGAAGTCCCGGCTAACAATGGATCAACGATATTCCGACCTCCTTATATGGGGACGGCAAAACCCTTATATAGCACAACTGATATACATACGGAACTTTTGCCAGTTCTTGATCCGCCCAGCGATATTGTCGTGCTTGCTCCTACACTTGCCACCGTAGAGAGCCATTTTACACACTTACGCCTTGAGCATATGTCTTATGATGACAGACCGATACGCCCCAGAGACGCTTATGGGGGGTGTTTAGATGGTTACGGCCCCGCTTGTCACCAGTATAACGCAAGCGATATTCTGAGGATATGTTTTGACCAAACTAAATATGGAGACAGAAGTTTAGCTTTAATCAAACTCTTACAACATGGGATAGATCAGGCACATACTATTATTGGCGGAGGCAGAAGTCCCGGTTCCGGGCATGATCCCGGACATCCACTAATGGGAGCTTTTGCGGCTACTATGTTAGATATTACTGCAGCAAAAACCACCTTGCTAACCGCTACTGGCTTTGAAGAGGATACATACCTCAAACAAACCAATGCAGAAGGCCACGCCTTATGGGGACAGAATAGTTCAGAACTGGCTTATTGGAACTATATTAGAGGTTTAGGTGGGAATAGGGCTAATAAAGACCCCTATGGGTATATAGATGGAGGGACTTGTTCTTACAATGCCGGATACCAGCCTATTGTGTCTCAGAATTACAAGCAGTCTGTCCTTGTCGGCCTTCTTATCCCTGCAATAGTAACACAGGCGTGGAATCCCTCTACATGGGCTTTGTTGTCCGATTATGCGAAGCGATGGGTAAACTCAGGAATCATAGCACAACCTGACCCCTGCGCTCCCTATACAGCAAGTGGAGTTTACGGCGTGGATTATGGCCCTGACTCCCACAATCCTGGGATGTGCATACTCGGTTCTGGCAGATACCCAGTGAATGATAATACGGGGGCAGATACAGGGCAATATAAAAACGCATTTATAACAGCTATTTGGGGTAACGATATAGACAGTATTCCGCCTGATCCACCTCACCCTCCGACAGGGTTAAAAATAGATAAAATAATATGGCAATTTAAAAAGCAATCTTAACATAGAGAGGCAGTAAATAATGGCGGTTTATACATTGAAAGTTGAAAGTGTATGTTCAGGAGGGGAACATATCACCATTGGTCTGTATAAGGATGGGGTGAAGGCATTAAACAAGCAGATTACTAAAACCAATGCCATTACAGATGATGCCTCCTTATCAGATATACTTATTTATTTAATTAAAAGGGCGATTAAAGATAAATCCGCCAACACTCCCGCAAAAATGAAAACAGCCATTGAAAATATACAGGTGATTATATGAGTTTAGTTGCCATAAAGGGATTACATTGCTTTCCTGATCCCACATTACAACCTGGCGTTTTGTCCAGTGACACTATGGATGCAACGGGTGAACGGCTGGGTGTGGTGATACCGATTTTTAAGGCCGGGAATATCCGTAATGTGTATTTCCGTACTGCCACTGTCACAGAAGAAGATGTCCTTAAAATCTCTTTGCAGGGTGTTAATTCCTCAGGAGTACCGAATGGGACAATCCTTGGTGCTGGTAATGCTGGATATACAACTGCGACATTTACGGATGCTAATGATAATACATGGCTTGGCCCTTATCAGTTAGGTGTTGACGTTGCCGTAACGCAGGGGCAATTTATCAGTATTGTTCTTGAATGGAACTCCTACGCAGATGGCAACTTAAATATCGCAAAGGTGCAACCGCCTGTCGCCAACACTCTTTTGTATAATATGTATGGTGTAACAGATATTACAGCATCTCCGGGGACGTGGGCGAAATTGACGACAGGTTACATCTATTGCGTTGCTCTTGAGTATGATGACGGCACTTATGCAATGCCGAACATGGGGGCTGGGGCGCAAGCTACCCTGACACTTAACACAGGTACAACCCCTGATGAAGCAGGAAACTATGTTTCATACCCCTTTCCGTTTCAAGCAGTGGGAATTTGGGTAGTTGGCGACTTTGACTATGATGTAACACTTTCATTGCAAGCATCTGATGGAACAGTATTGGCAAATTGCACCCTGGAAGCTGATTATAGAGCGAGTACGGGTGCGGGAGTACACTTTGTTTTCTTTGATTCCGACCCTGCCTCAGCCGTGACTATCGCAAAGAACACGAACTATAGGGTGGTTGTCTCTCCTACGGGCGCAGATTCTACTTCTCTCAGATATTTTATCGTTCCCGAAGCGGCGGCAATGGATGCTTTCGACCTTGGAACAAACTGCGTCTATACCGCCCGGACAGATGCAGGAGCTTGGGCGCAGACAGATACGCAAAGAGTGTTGGTTGGACTTATCGGCAATCAACTCGCTTCTGTAACTGACATTCCTGCTGTCGGCAACGTGACTGAGGATGATTCGGTAGATGGAGCAACGGGAACCTACCATGAGGCGACAACGGCAGAGGTTCAGGACGGCGTAATGTTTGGTGCAGGTTCGGCATTAGAAGGGACTTATGCTGGTGGGGGTGTCGGGCCTATAAGACACCCCGGCATGGATGGAGGATTAAATGGCTAAAGAAGTTAAAATAGGGCAACAGGATTATTCTGTGTTGGTGTTCATTCCTGACCCTGCTTCTACGGATGGAAGCGGTAAGACCGGACTTGTAGCGGCAAATCTCACCGTCTCAGGCGTCAGGGTGGAAACCGACAACGATGTGACGGTGACGGATTACACAGCCTCGCTGAATGACCTGTCAGCCCTTACGGATGCACATACCGATTGGGGACTTAAAGAGGTCAGCAGTACCCTTGCACCCGGTCTATACAGGCTCGATATAGCAGATGCTCTTTTCCTAACCGGGGCGTGGTCTGCGGTTCTTTATGTGATGATAACTTCCGGTGCGGCGGCGGCCTCTCCGATAGAATTTATTCTTGTTCCTGATGCGCCTTACACGGGCGTTAATGTATCTCAATGGCTGGGAGCTGCTTGCCATGCGGCTACTGTCAATGGTGTTCCGGTTGTCCAGATGCATGACTCAGCAGGGGCAGGAGGAATAAATGCCCCGGCAAACTTTGAGGACTTGGCAATAGTTGATACCACGGGGCTTGTGGACATCACGCAGACCGCAGCAGACAAGGTCTGGGGGACTGCGGCCAGAGTATTGACAGCCAACACAAACCTCGCCGGGGTGGAAGTTGATGTCACTAAAATACATGGCACGGCAATAAGCGAAACGGGAGCCGGTTATATCGCCGGATCATTTACTAAGTTCTTCGACAAACAGACACCAACAGGGACGATCAATAGTCTTCCCGATGCAGTACCGGGAGCAAATGGCGGCCTTCCCACGACCAATGGGACAAAGGTAAGCCAGACAGTTGACCTTACCGCTTCTCAGGAAATAGCGGCAGACCTGACCAAGATTCATGGCACGGCATTGACGGAAACAGAGGGACAGTTGGCGGCGGCATTTATAAAAATGTACGATGTAGCAACTCCCGTTTTAACTTGCGAATCGGTCAATCAGGCGGGCGATGCCCACGTTCATGCAGATGCAGTTGACATTCTGACAAAGGCAAGCGGCGGCGGCGATTTAGCAGCCATAAAAACTAAGACAGATAAAATGACATATACGTCAGGGAATGATCTTGACGTTAATGTGCAGAAAGTCAATGACGTAGCTTTAACGGGCGATGGTTCGGCGACTCCTTGGGGACCTGCATAATGGGTACTTGCTGGGCGGCAGGAGCATGGGCGGCAAATTGTTGGGATGCGGGAACATGGGCAGACCTATCAGGCGGTGGTGACACATTTTACAACTTTTTCTTGGTATTTTAGAGGGTGGCCTAAATGATAACAAAGCTGTTTTCTCCTCCGGCGATTGAACCCGTTAGCCTTCAAGATTTCAAGGAACATTTGCGCCTTGATTCGGGGTCTCTCTCCGACAATCTAACCCCGACTCAACTTATCGCTCCCGGCTCCCATGCGATTTCTACTACCTATACCCTCCTTGAACTGCTGACCCTTGACGTTGCCCCCGGCGGTGCTGGCTGGGCTGCCGGTGATACCATTACCGGAGTGTCAAGCGGTAAGACCTGTAAAATTGTCGAAAAGCTGACGGCGACCACATATACAGTTTGGAACCGTTCAGGCAATTACACCCTCGGAGAAATCCTGACAAATGGAACGGCGACGGCAGATCAGGGCGCCGCTTATCCGACCTTCACGGGCACTTATGCCGACGTTCTTGGTTACTCTGTGGTAGTTATCCTTGATTCAGGAACAAATCAAGCCACGGGCACGGTAGACGCAAAAATACAGGAATCTGACGATCATATCACATGGACGGACTGGACGGGTGGGGCATTTACTCAGGTCACGACGGCAAACGACAACGCCATCCAAGAAATCGCTTACACTGGGTCCAAGCAATATATCCGGGTGGTGGCGAAGGTTCTTCTGGCCGCGTGCGAGTTCGGGATCTCCATTGCGAAATATTCCAGTGATGCGACGGAAGATACGATCTTGACGGCACTCATCACGGCGGCAAGGGAACAGGTGGAAGCAATTACCCAAAGACAACTAATCACGGCCACTTGGGATATATGGCTCGATGAGTTTCCGGATAAAGATTTTATCCGCCTTCCTTATGGTCAGCTTCAAAGCGTGACCAGCGTCGCCTATACTGACAGTGACGGCACGGTAACAACAATGACGCTGACAACTGATTATCTTGTAGATGATGATTCAGAACCGGGAAGAATCGTTCTTCCCTATGGCGTATCATGGCCGACCTTTACGGCATACCCGGTCAATCCTATAGCAATTAGATTTGTCTGCGGATATGGGGCAACTGCGGCGAGCGTACCGGCTGGGATAAGGGCGGCAATCAAAATGATTGCAGAGGATATGTATAATTTACGAAGCGCACAGCATGTCATGACAGCGGGGCAAGTGACAGAAAATAAGGCGGTAATGAACCTACTTTGGCCATACCGCTTATGGAGCTTTTAAATGCAATCAGGCGACCTAAAGCACAGAATAGCTTTAGAAGCACAAACTCGCGTCCCTGATGGCGGCGGGAGCTTTACAGTTACTTGGGTTGCCGTTCCGGGTTGCACCAATTTAGCGGCGGCAAAATGGCCTATCAAGAGTAGCGAAGCATTTGAAGGCGGGCGTACGGTATCAATAGCGGATTATCGGATGCGGATTCGATATCGCAGAATATTTAAATCAAGTTGGCGGGTAAAAGACCTCTTCACAAATACCTATATGAGTATAGTGAGTAAGCCGATTGATATTGGTGACAGTCACGTATGGCTTGAATTCTTGGTTAAGGAAACAACATCATGAACGCCCTTAGAACTGGCATAATGACTGTCTTCAATGCATCGAACGATTTCAATACCGACGTTTCTGGCCGCCTATTCTTCGTCGAAGCACCAGAGGGAACAAATTTAAGTGATGGACCTTATGCAATCTTTTTCATAATTTCGGATACTGATGATGACACTTTTAGCGAAAATATGAAAGAGGTCTATATCCAATTCAGCCTATTCAGCGGAGCATCATCGGCAACGGAAATTATGAACATGGATACCCATTTGGCCACGCTTTTCAAGGACAAGATTTTCACTGTGACAGGCTGGACGGTGGTGGTAATGCGAAGAATATCAGGGAATGGGCCTATAAATGTCCCAGCGGATACGGAGGCCGGAACGGAGAGATACTGGCAATTTGATTCTGATTATATTGTGATTTTGAACAAAAATTGAAAGGGGAGATATGGAAAGGAAACTATCAGAGATCATACGGGCCGAATGGATCGCTTTTCAATGGATCGAGACTACGCAGGGAGGCGACGAGGAGAGGATGTTCTTGCGTCATTTGAGGCGCACCCCTGATGAAGCGGCGCAGGCTCAAATTGATTGGGATGATACGGAAGAGGCGCGAAGGGAGGCGGTGGAAGAATGATCTCAATAGTGATCCCTTGCTATAACCAACATGAAATGACGGTGGACTGCCTCTCGGCGATCATTGCGAATACCTCTGACTTTGAAATAGCACTCATTGACAATGGCTCCAACCCTCCGCTTTTGCCAATGATAGATGGAAAATATGTCGTCAACCGTGTTCGCAACGACTCAAACCTCGGCTTTCCGGTCGCCGTAAACCAGGGCATCCGGGCGGCGAAGGGGGATGTGATTGTCCTATTGAATAACGATGTGATCGTCACACCCGGCGCCCTAAACCGCCTTGCCGACCTCCTCGCCGACTACTCCATCACCGCGCCCGTGGCTAATTATTGCGCCGGACTGCAACAAGAAGCCGTCTTGCCGACCTATCAAACAGACAAAGAATTATATGAGGTAGCGAAGAAATGGATGGAGGAGAACGCCGGGCGAGTCCGGGAAGTCAATTTCGCTATTGGCTTCTGCATGGCCTTCCGAAAATCTCTCTTTGATGAGATAGGCCCCTTTGACGAAACTCATTGGCCATGTTGCGGCGAAGAAATTGATTGGTGCTTCCGCGCTCGCATGGCCGGCCATAAGATTGCCGTCGCCTGTGATGTCTATGTCCATCATATCGGAAGTCAAACCTTTCATGCGATGGAAGAGAGGGGAGAAGTTGAATATCATCATGTCTGCTATCGTAATGATAGATATCTTGAAAAGAAATGGGGACCGGGGATCTGGGAACGGCAAATAGGGCCAATGACGGGGCCGGTCAAGCAGGATGATCACGCGGGAAAAATCCGGCTTAACCTGGGATGTGGCCCCTATTCTTTGGCAGATTTCGTTAATGTGGATCAGGATCAGGAACTTCATCCGGATCTCGTGGCCGATGTCCGCAACCTCCCCTACGGGTCGGGAACGGTGGATGAGATTTATGCAGGGCATCTGCTTGAACATCTCGATTGGGATGAGGGAATGGCAGCATTAAGGCATTGGTATTCCCTCTTGAAAATCGGCGGCAAGATCATGCTCACTACGCCGGATTTCGATTATCTGGCGAAGGCGTATCTTGCGAACCCGACGCCGGAAAACATGCGGAAGATGAACGATCTTTATATTTATTCGTACACGCAGAAATCTTTGCATCGATACTGTTACGGTCCGGCGCTCCTAAAGGCGGCGCTTGTCGGCGTAGGGTTCGGGGATGTTGAGAGGGTGCCGCAGACGCACCCGTATTGCACGTCGCCGATGGAAGATCAAATAACTTTTAGGGGAGTTAAATAGAAAGGGAATATATGAAGATCAGCAATCTAAATTTGGGGATAGGCATACCATGTAGTTTTCCGACAATTCCTATTAGTTTCTTTAATTCATTCATTAAAATGGAGAGACCGGACTTTACTTATATTAATGCAGATAACGGGCCGATTGATACTCTCAGGAACGATATTGTAAACACAGCGTTACGGCTCGGATTAACTAAACTTTTGATGTGTGATGTTGACATGATTTATCATCCCAAGACAATCACCCGGCTCCTATCCCGTAACCTGCCGATAGTTGGGGCTCTTTGTTTTAGAAGATACCCCCCATTTGATAGTATAGTTTTACGGGGTGATTCAAAGGGTTATCTCTCCGTGGATGAATGGGAAGAAGGTGAGCTTTTGGAATGTGATGCAACGGGAGCTGGCTGTATCATGTATGACATGGACGTATTCAGGAAGATGCCCGCACCGTGGTTCAAGTTCAGGACCGACCCCGAAACAGGTGCAGGAATTGGCGAGGATATTGGATTCTGCCAAGACTTGAAGGCGGCGGGTTATCGCATATTTGTTGATACTTCAATCCCGGCAGATCATCTAACGACACTCGCCGTGAATCGAAAAACAAACCTACTCTGGCGTTCAATGAAGACTAAGGAACAACAGAGGGCATTGGACAGGGCTCTTGGTGCAAAGGCAGGGCAGAAAGAGGCAACGGCAATTGACTAATAATTAAAAAAACTCAGGGCTTCCTGGCGGACTGATCATCCAAAGGGGACGCAAGAATAAACGAACGGCAGCCGGATAGGGCTATCCACCTATCTGACTGCCGTTTTTTTATTGCCCTGAACTAACAGCAATAAAAGGAGGACAAGACAATGGCAGACAGAGCTTCGATTTTAAGCGGCAGTTTTCAGAAAGTGACGATGGGGCCTACATCAAAGATTCTTGGTGCAGGAAAATATGAAATATCCGGAATAACCCGCAAAACCGTAGATGCGTCAGAGTTCGGCGTTGACATTGATATTTTTGAGCTAACAAGCGCGGACGGCGGGACTATTTCCTTGACGGATGTGATGTATGATCCCTCAGATCCCATGCAGACCTTCCTTGTATCGTGTGTCGAAAACAGCATCAAGCTTATCCATAACAGCACCACGTCCGGTATCCGGTTTTGGGTAAATTCTACATCTTATATGACTATCGGGACAAGCGGCCAGATCCTTATGACCAACTGCGGCAAAGTATCGGCGGATCGGAATGGATTGGCTAAAACCGATTTCAGCGGCAAGGTATCAGGTGCATTTATGTATCTTGATGCGTAGCACCCTCCCTAACGGGACAGAAAGGAATGGCGAGCTTATGACAGTCTTCGATTTATCAGAAAATGAAGGCGTATGGTTTGAAATGGAAGGCGGGGGCCGTGTACAACTTAGAATTCCCGGTTTTAGGGATTGGCAAAGGATACGCAAGGCAACCGTAAGAAAAGAGCCGTTTGTTTACGAACAAAAAGAAAAGCCTCCTATCCTCATGGAGCGTGAAATCACCGATGAGGATGGCCAACTGGAAATGATTTGGGATGTTTCTATTGTGTCGTGGGAGAAACTATTTGATGCCAATGAAAACCCCATGCCTTGCAATAAAGATATGAAGATTTTCTTACTAACGATGGAAGACCCCACATTTAGGGATTATTACAATGAAAAGATAAAATTCCTTACGGAAGCAAAAGCCGCGCAAAAAGAGCAAGCAGAAAAAAACTAATAGCCTGGGTGGAGTTTGCGGATTTAGAGGCTTCATTCAGGATTACCCTTGACGATGGGACTGTTCTTACGAGATGCGATCAATGCCGGGAGATGTGGCGCGAGCGCAACAAAAGAGGGATTGAGGGTGAACCGCCCTGTGAATCTTGCAAAGTAATATTGCAGGAAGAAAATCAAGAAGCAGCGGAAATCTACATGATGACAAGAGGTCAAATCATATCGGCAGAAATAGGGGGCGGAGAATTGGCAGTCTATTTGAGCATCCCGGCTGTTGAAAGCGCCATGAGGATCCGGGGTGTTAAGGATCAATGGGAATGCCTGGGAAGGGTGCAACGGCTGTTCAGCCATTTTGATGGTAAGAGGCGGACTGATGCGAGTTGAGAACTGGCACGCAAAAGAAGTCTTTGGCCAAATTGCAGATGAAGCATTGAAGTCCGCGAATGAGGTTATGGACGATCATGCTGCTGCGGCAAAACTCATGTGTCCAGTTGGCACTATTACCCGTGAAGGCGGCTTTGTTAAAAAAGAAGTCTCTTTTATTCCCTCAAAGGGGAGGAATAAAGGCAAGCCTGTATCTTTCATAGCTGATACTTGGACGGGAAGAAAACCGGGAAGTCTCCGCAACAGTATCAGGCGAGTGAATAAGCCGTCACGTCCTGGAAACATTCGTGTCTATGCCGGTAACTTTAAGGTCTATTATGCCCGTTTTGTGGAATATGGGACGGCTAAGACAAGGCCACAACCGTTTATGCGGCCCTCATTTAATGCAATTAGGAATAAAATCATATCCAGAATTAAGGCAGGCATTAAAAAAGTGCCAGAGGTGAAATAATGTCGGTCGGAACTGTCTTTACAGAACTTGATCTTGATTTTTCCAAGTTTGAGAGGAACCAGCAGAAGCTATTAGCGAGCGCACAGTCAACAAGCCTGTCCGTCGAAAAGAACTGGCAGGCCCTTGGTGCGAAGTCTGATGTTATCTATCAGGCGATGGCGAATGGGGCGATTAATGCCTACAACATGATTTCCAATAGGGCGCAAACCTCGGCGGCTGAGCAGTTCCGCGCTCAGTCAGCTATGATAGCCAAGGTCAACAGCCTAAACATGGAAGCGGCCAAAAGTCCTCTTTATGAAACCCTCGGCATTCGTTCCAAGTCCGCTATCGAAGCACAGAAAACAGCGGTTATCACTTCCTATGAGGCTATCAAGAAATCAGGAACTGCCAGCTCTCAAGACCTCATCAATATCGAACACGCCAAAAATGAAAAGCTGAAATCTCTGAATAAGGAAATGGTCGGCGATCACGAGATGTCTATGGCCGCTATGACACGGGCGGTACTACGTTTCTATGCGGCCTATTATGTCATATCAGCAGCCGGGCAATGGATTGGCAATCTCTTTATGGGCGGCATTAAGGCCATTGATGACTTGAAAATGAACACCATTGCGGTAGCGTCCATTATTACCTCCATGCAGGGAACAACCGGTAATATCGTCGAATACTACCGCAAAAATCTTGTCTATGCCGACGCCCTGAATAAAAAATTGATGGAGATAGATGCCAATACAGCGGCAAATTATGACCAGTTGCAGTTAATGAATCGGGCGGCCATATCAAACGGCGTTTTATTGGATGTCAATAATCAAAAGCAGATAGCTTCATTCACGGCCATTTCTAACACGGTGGCATTTTTAACTAAGGGGCAGAATCAGGAAATTCAGTATTCACAGGAAATAAATGCCCTTATGAAAGGTGAGATTGGTTCAAAAAATCGTGTCGCCCAAATGATTGATAACATTGTCAAACAGGAGGGTAAATACAAGGGCGGACTGGAAGAAGTTGTAAAATTAGGAAAGCAGCACGGGGATACATGGGAACGGCTTATGCCATATTTTGCGGGGATAAATGCGGCTTCTTCCGACATTAGTTCTACATGGTCGGCTGTCAGTTCATCCCTTCAAACAGCGTGGGGTATTGTCCAAAGGGGTTTATTCGCGGGTGTCTATGAAACATTAACGACGGAAGGCACGAAGGCCGTTCAATGGATGAAGAAAAATTCAGAAGATATTGTAAAGTCTATTAGGGATATAGCGTCCGGCTTTAAATATGCGACAGAAGCGGGCCTTGCATTCCTTGGCGTACTTAGTCTTATACAGTCCTACGCCGCAGCAACTACCGCATGGAAAATAATGAACACGGCAATCAAAACAGGCACGGTTTTATTAACAGTGCAATGCGCCGCCTTAACCGCATGGAATTATATTGTGAGCGGGCCGTCCGTTTGGGCCATTAACAGCTTAGGCGCAGCGATGAAAGCAGCCTTTGGGGTTTTTTCTGCTTTCTTCATTGGCTGGGAAATCGGAACACTTTTGAATAAATTTGAGATAGTGCGACAAGCAGGTGTTGCAATGGTTTACGGTATTATGAACGCTTGGGCAGGGCTTGTCGAGAAGGTGAGGATCGGGGCAGAATATTTTAAAATGGCCTTTGCGATACACGATGACCCCACTAATTACAAGGCAACCATTGATGCAACCAAGGCCAGAGTAGCCGCAATAAAAGAGGGATATGAGACAGAAAAGAAGATTAGAGATCAATACGGACGTGAGCAATTCGAGGGGGTCACGGATAGCGGCATTGCATATGAAAAAGCAAGAGCGAAGGCGTTGGCAAGAGCAGGAACCACCGTCCCGAATGTTGGGAAAGGTGCGCCGGATGACGACAAATTAAAGAAAGCAAAGAGTGATGCCGAAGCCCTTCAAAAACGCTGGGCAGACCTGAAACTACAACTTGAGAGTGACATCTCCACGACTGGCTTATCAGAATTTGACAAGAAACTGGCTGACATTGATTTGAAAGCAGCCAAGTATAAGGAAGATTTCAAAAAGATTTCCGGGGCGGGTTCCTTAATTGATAGATGGGCGGATGTTCAGGGGGGCAGGGAGTTTCAGAAAAACCAAGAGGAAGTATTTAAGCAATATCTCAAGGATCAGACCGAAGGCTATGATGCCCTGAAAAATTTAGAGAAGGGGCTTACGGATAGCACGGCGACGGAACTGCAAAAGAGAATATCTGCCATAGATGAAGCGGCGGAGAAGCAGCAGGAACTGGCCGATAAAGCTATCAGCACCGGGAGATACCAATTTGAAGAACTTACCGGCTATTACCAGAAGATAGAAGATACCCGTAAGAAGCTAACCGCCGAGGCACAAGCCGACTTTGACAGGTCCATGCGGGAATCAAGAATCAATGAACGGTTCGGCGCTTTGGATTTGGCCGAAGCAACGGGAACGATGCGCCATGCAGATACTTTATCAGAGCGTATAAGCGGGACTAAAGACTTAATTGCCGACCAAGAAAAAGTCCTCGACCAGATGGACCGGATGAAAGATCTCTCGGCATGGAATAGTCAGCTCGAAAAAGTTGTCGGCCATTATAAAACACTGGCCGCATTATCCCGTGAAATGGCGATGCAATCTCCTTTTGGCGCGGCGAAGCTTGCCCTCACCGATTATGCGAACTATGCGGCCGATATAGGGCCGAAGATATACGATTCCATAAATAGCGCCTTCAAGGGATTGACAGACACCCTCGTGGATTTCTGCATGACAGGAAAGGACAGCTTTAGGGATTTAGCGAACTCCATCATTAAGGACTTATTGAGAATCACCATTGAAAGTTCAATTACCGGGCCTATGGCGTCCGGCCTGAATTCACTACTTGGACTTGGGGCATCTTTGCTTGGCGGGTTTGCTGGCGGGGGCGGTAGTAGCTATGGTGGTGGTGAGACTTATATGACAGCTATGGGCAATGCCTTTCAAAATGGGAGGGTTCTTGCCTTTGCAAATGGAGGGATATTTGACCGTCCTACATATTTTCCGATGGCGAACGGAATGGGGCTTATGGGTGAGGCGGGGCCAGAGGCGGTAATACCTCTAAAGCGTACCAAGAGCGGTAAACTTGGCATTGAAGGCGGTAATTCCATCACCATCAATATTCCTCTCACGGTTCATGGGGTAACCAAAAAGCAAGCGGCGGAATTGAGAAGTGAAATAGAGGACGTATGCGAGAGCTGGGCTAAGAGGAATATATAATGTCTAACATGGTTCTTGGCACTTACACTTTTGTAAAACAACCCGGCGGCATGACCTTCATTCAGAAGGACAAGCCTATCGCTCATGTCCCGACTTATTCCTCAGTCGCCGTTTTCTCCTGGACTCCTACTTATGCCGGAAAAGTGATTGAATTATCATGGAATATAATGACCACCAGTCAATATGATTCCCTGCTTACCCTCTATACCAATAATGCCGCGGTAGTTTTTGACCCGCAGGATGGTGAAACGCTGACCTTCAATGTCGAGATATTGTCCCTTGATGGTCAATATTTAATCCACCTAAACGACACCACAGGCCACAACCGAATAAACGTCAAAATGCAACTCCTTATCCTGAGTCAGGTATAAATTATGGCATTAACCCTCGATCCCACTTTACAAGCCGCACAAGATGGGCAAAGCCACCGTCCTATCGTTAAACTCCTCTCCTCGGAATGGGGTAATGACATCCCATTCGACGGCCAGATATTAAGCGTAACTGCCCTCAATGAAACTAAGCCGAAACAGATTGTCCATTCAACAGGCCGGTTATGCCTCGCCTATATAATTGATGATGATATTAAATATGTCTACACCGACACTTCCCGGACGGCATTCTCCTTTGTGACTTTCGCTATTACGCAAACGATTGGTGATATATCCCTCTGCGAGTTGACTACCGCTGGGATTGGCATTATTTACAGATACGGGACGGCGGTGAGGTACAAAACCCTATCCG